TTGTTTACGTTGTTCAATGTCAGTTGGACGATTGGAGAAGATAATCTTCTTAAGGTTTTCGTCAGGACGTAACATAATGATAGGTTCACTAGCTACTACTGTGCGCTTGACAATCATAAAGTCTGGATTTTGAATATGGATACGCGCCCATTTACCTTTGCCTTCATCAAGTTCGCAGTAAACGAATGCCTCACCAAGTAGCCAATACTCTTGAGCGATCTGAATACAAATGTTCATCAAGTCTATTTCTTCAATCATGTCATTGAAGAACTTTTCGATATCCTTGTTAGGACACTTGATGGAAAGTTTGCTAATTGGGTAAGTGCTATGCAAACTGACAGCGTTGTGCACAAATGGGTTCAAAGCAAAAAAGCTACGACACCATGCATTAATAGTTGCACGGTCACGTGGCAAATTTAAGTTACTGTTAAGCCAAAGGGGAGAATAAACTTCTGGAGTTTGTTTAACGGAGTCTCCATGAATACCACGGAACATACCACCAACACTACTGACTACTTGTCCATATTTTTTTAAACTGACGGATGAAACAACACGAGAGTTGGCTGTTTCAGCAGCTTCTCCAGTTTTAATACTTGGGCCAGACCCATCTCGAAAATAACCTTGGTCTACTTCATCTGAAAGAATAATTCTTCTCTCCTGAGAAATGCCATGTGCCATGATAGCGCTAACTTGTGGAGTAGTAGATCTATTAGATAGAAACTTTGTTGAAAAGGATGGGGCGTCTCCTAAACCTGATTTTTTAATGCCAACCATATTACCTCTGTTCCACTATACCTTCTACTAAATACACTAAATATGATATATCAGTGGACTTTTAAATCTTTCTGGGCACATATGCAGCTAGTACCAATGGTTTATTGGCATTTTTGTTTGTTTGCAATAAAGGATTGTTGTTGGTGAAACCACGACTAATAATAAACTTATAGGCCAAATAAGCATTCAATAAAGCCATGAAACCGTCGTTTGGAGTTCCACCTTTTACATAATGAATGCTAGGATCTCCAAATCTAGAAATAGATGGTTTAATCTCCATACTGGCACAATGATCAACTAACCAAGCTACTTTTTCATAATCTCCGTATGGAAATCTAATCATTCCTTTTTTCATTTGTTCATACATTTCTCCAATATAATGATCTCTTTCAAAGATAATTTCTTTTGGAAAAGCATCAACATTCACTTTAACATAATCGTTGACCTTGTTATGAGCACGAGAAACTAAATACTTATCACCGTAAGCACTATGAAGTGTGTAGGAAAAATCGTTAGAGTAACCAATATCGCCTATTGCTAAATCGATACTGTACTGTCTCATCAGTTGATCAATGATTCCCTTTTTACTTTCCGGATCGTTACGTTTGAATTTGGTGGCAAATTCAACAGACAAAAGGTTTGGTCCTTTAGTTAATAGGACAACTGCCGTACTGTAGGACTGCCCTTGTGGTTTAGCCCTGTCTGGATCTGCCAACTGCTCCAAATCTGCACGAGCACCATAATCGATTCCCAATACTGCAAATTGCTGCGTTAAGCCACGGCTTGGTATAATCCTTGGACTGAATTTTCTTTCTATGTCAGCACAGAATTCTCGTATCTCATCAGTGGTAATAGGGCTGGAATCTCCCTGAAAGAATTCTCCTAGAACTTCATTCATGAAAACTCTTTCAGTATTGATTGGGTGTTTGCCAGGCTTTTCTTTTTCGATATCCTCTCTGGTGAACATAGGCATGTAAAGTTGATTGATATGGAATCCAATCATCTCACAATCTGGATCGTCTGGATCCTTAAGGGCTATCCATTTACCACGTTCCTGAGCTGCTAATTTATCTTGTTCGAAATCGCATTTTGGACACTTAACAATTTTCTCGCGAATCCAAACCTTCTCCCAATCATCTGAGCCAGGAGTATAGAGCGGGAAATATTCTTTACAATTTTCACATCCCAGATAATAATACTGCTGAGAAGAGGTTTGCCACATCTTATGGAAGTCGGAACCTTTACGTCTTGGAGTTCCAAAGTAAACTTGAACTCCCTTGGAAGGTCTACCATACTTGGCTGTGGTCAAAATCTTAAGAGCGTTTCCGATAGCCTGACCTGTTGTTTTCTGAACTTCGTCAAAGAAAATGATATCGGCTGTACGACCCATGATGCGGTCTGCGTCTACGCCAGTTGATTCAATCCATAAGTGATTTCCACCTACGAATTGTTTGAAGTGCAATGAATCATTGGTAGCAGTTGACTGATCTAATAGCTGTTGCATGAAAGACTTTGGTCGAGAACCTGTCTTAGTTTCTTTGGTGCCATCAGCGATCTTGGCTTGAGAGATCATTTGGTTTAGCTTAGTTTTTGAATAAGCCGCTGCCAACTCTAATTGTGGGAAAGCATGAATGACACGAATTGGAGGGCGGAATCCATCTCCAAAAAGTCCAGAGCCCATGAAGTACATCTCAAGAGCACTTGCCATAGTCGTAGCTCCAACCTGACGACCTTTGACGATGATAACGGGTTTAGCACTTGGTTCTAAAGCTTTGATACCGATGTATCTATAGATATCAGCAAAGGGCTTGTACCCGTTGCCACTTAGAGTAAATGGTTTCCCATCAAGTGTTAAATAAGTTTCTGAAAAGGTAACAGGATCAAGCATGACCAACTGCTTTTTCAACTTTTCAAATAGTTCTTTGTTTTCTGCATTTGCTGTTGACATACTAAAATGAAGGTATATCCAGTATAATGACTTCCACGAAAAAACGAGGAAAAAAGAAATGTCTCAAATGCGCCACCCTGTTATCCAGTGCAAATTGGGCGACTTATGATCAGAAGAAGGGACATTACATCTGCAAGACATGTCGAAAGAGCAACGATGAAAAATGTCATCGGGCAGATCCAAACTACGCTAAAAAACAAAGAAATAGATACCGCATGAGGAGAAGCGCGGTTATTTTGGCTTACGGTAATGCTTGTAGTATTTGCGGAGAAGATGATTATACTAAGCTAACAATTAATGGAAGCGTCAATTATCTGTATGACAATATCGTACAAAAAGCGGGACATCAAGTTATCTGCTACAACTGCAAACAGAAGCCGTATAAAAACAAATATGTACTAAAATACAAAAAACAATCAACACAATTGTATGGTGATTGTTGTAGAGATTGTCGGGAAGATCGTATTGAACGTTTGGTAATTACCAACGAACAACTGCTTTGTTACAATTGCTATCACAGCCAAAAAGCTGAAAAAGAACTTAAAGCAGAAGAAACGCTTAAATCTTTGCCGGCATCAAAATATTGAAGGCATCAGTATTGGAAGGATCGACGTCAGAGTTATCTGTGAAGTCACCCTTTCCTAGATTATCAAAATTTTCGAAGTTACTTGGATTATCTTTTTTGGCTTGGAGATTCAGTTGACTTACCAAACGAATAAGCTTCTCATCTTCCCAAGCGCCTTCATCAGGAATATCTGATGCATGTAGTGAGTGCAAACGACTAATGATAGCGGGTACTGGCATGTTACCACGAGTATCTTTGATGATGTTTTCTAGAGTGCGCAAAATGCTTGGCTTCTCTTTGATAATATCTGGAGTCTTTGGATTTACTTTTTCAGGCGCATGTGCATTTTGCACTTGGGCAGTTTTCTTTGATTTCTGAGTGTTATCTTCCTCAGAGTACTTAGTTTGATCAAGATAATCGCTCAATCCACTACGTTGCATCATATCATCTACTGCAGCCTGCACTGATGGATACTTAGCCTTACCATTGTTCATGATAGTGCTAATTTCATCAAATAAGCTCTGACCACGTGGTTGTACACTGGTCTTTTGCAACTTATTTTCAAACTCTTTCAGCCAATGATCTTCGCTATAAGATGCATCGGATTGTCTATTGATTACTGATTGGTGACGATTGTATTTGGACATCATTAACCTCTGTAGTTAGCTGCCCAATCCATATTGTCGCTATCCCATACTTCAAGGTCATCACCTGGCATGAAACCACGGTCTTGACGCAATGGATATCCCATGTCGAACAAAAGTTGTTGCACTTCAGCTTGCTCGCGCTCGCTCAAATCCCACTTCTTAACTTGTCTGTTGTATAAGTCTTCAATGTCGTGTCCTGCAGAAACAGTACCGTTAACACAGACTCTTGCAATTCTAGAAATCAAAAGTGGAACGGTAATCATTACACCGCTACCAACACCGTAGATTTTTTGTGCAGTCTTAACCCAACCACCCTCGAAACCTGGTTCCTCACCTTGGTTAGCAATTTGAACAATGGCCTTATCAATGCTCCAAGTTTCACCTGGAACAGTAGTATCGGCTACGTAAGAATTAATGTCTTCATCAGACCATCTCTTCAAAACATCTTGTATCTGAACAGATAGATCCTGAGCGGTCTTCTTGCGCTTGCGAGAAGATTTCTTAGACTCCTTGACCTTGTCAAGACGGGCTTGTAGTCTGTTCATGCCATCTTCTAGTTCAGCACGAACTTTTTCAATCTTGTTAGCATCTAATTCACCATCCAAGTCCATTCTCATAGCTTTGGAGATTTCATTGTCGAGTCTATCCATGTAAGCCATGGCACGTTCAAGACCAGCAGAATCATAACCAGAGTGCTTTGGCACATCGTCTATTCTACCCTTGACCCAAGCAACGAATCCGTGTGGACCGTGTTTTGCCCAATCCCACTTTTCGTTTTTACCGCCCTTGCCCTTCTTGGCGTCGTTAGCATCTTCCTCTTCAGCGGCATGAATTGGTTCATCTGCAACTTCGATAATTTCCGGATCCTTAGTACCTGCTGGGGCTCCTGGTAATTCTTCTACCACGATCTCAACATCAACAGGCTCAGTCACTTCTAGTGGGCTAAAGCTAATAAGTTGCTCCTTACCCTCATGGTGATGGTGAGGAGGTATGCCCGATACCGAATTTACATCAGCTGGCAATTGAGATGCTGGCGAAATCGGATCAATTACAAATAGCTCTTGTGCGTTAGATTGCAAAGTCATTTAGGTACCTCTGGATGCTTTATCGATATGGTTATATGCAAGGATATTGCTTGGTTTTAGATATTCCATTTATCCTCATACATTTCACGACTAATATCAGAAATTGTGTCGTAAGGCTGCTCTATTTGGACAGTTTGGTCTGCGTCATGGCCTTCTGGATCTACTCCGTCAGGCAAGCCCAAAATTCCAGTTTCTGTGGATTCTAGATACTTAGACTCCAAGCCATCCAAATCCATTTGTTTATCATCATCGTGAGCTATGTCAGAAGCACGGCCTGGAAGGGTTTCCTCGGTGTAATCTCTGCCGAAATCTAATTCGCTCGCATTATCGTTTTTGCCTTCGAAATCTGGGTCCGGCAAATAGGTGTGCTCACCAGCAATTTGGGGACTGGTCAAAGAAATATTAGTGTACTCTGGTCCCATATTGTTTCCTTCAGAAGGATAATCGTACTTATCACCTTTCATTCTTCTGATTTGATATTCAGCTTCTTCAGGATAAATCATTTGATCCTGTCGATTAACCATATCATCAATCGGGAAGTCAATATCATTGTCGTCTGCTTTTTGAATAGGATGCTTGGCTCTTTCCCATTCTGGCTTAATCTTGGCTCCGTGGCCAGGACCGAGTGGAGTATGCTCAATAAAATCTCTGACACTCTTGTACTTCTCTAGATTCTCATAGAAACCGTATCCAAGTTCATTGTCATCTGCTTTGTGCTTGTCTGCCGGCGATTTAGGTGTGCCTTGGTAAATACTGTTTTTAGCATCATAGATTGCAGTACCATGCTCTTTAGGGGGTAGCATATGGTCATCATTATCATCGGCAAAGAAGGCGCCCGGACTCTTATGAGGAGCATCCGTGATGGACTTTATCTTTTTACCTTCGCTCATAGCAGTGTAAGCGCCATCACCATAATCAAAGTTGGGACCATCGTTATCATCACCTTTGAATTTGTTTTGCAATTGGTGCACTAAACCCATTCCAGGCATGCGGGCTTGCTTGATAATTTTTTCAAAAATGGCAGCGCGAGCTTTGATATTAGGATTCTTTTTTACTCTTTCGCCACTATCAATTTGCCAAGAATCATCGGCAACATAACGGGGCTTGAGTCTCTTTCGACGTGCTTCTAGAAATTCTTCCACCGTATTATAATTTTGTAGACCATGCCAGCCTGTGCCGGGACCGATGTGCTCCATTCCAGGAATCGTATACAAATCGTAGTTGCGATAAAATGGTTCCTTGAATCGTGGTTGAACCACCAAGGCTGGATCTGATTTATATTTTTTCTGACCGGGAGTTGGTTCGTTTACTCCACCACCGCCCTGAAAGTAAGCTATTTTATTTCTGGACATTGGTAATTCCTTGAGTCTGCTTTATATAGTAAGGATACATAGTTTCAGTAACGGGAATATAACTCCACAAATTCATTTTACTGATAAGATAAGAGGCCTTATCGGCATCTCGTGAAAAAGCATCATTTAACTTCTCTGTCAGAGACTTTTCAGTTGATATCTTAACGGTTTGTGGGTTCTTACTTACATAATCAATAATAGCATGATCGATACTGAAATCTAGCTTACAGGCCAGATAAATAGCCCTAACTACCCTGTTTCTATTAGCGGTTAAAGTTATCTCTGGAGATAAGCATGTCTTGATTTTACGGTCCTTGATATCTTGAAGTCCATGCTTAGTTGGATCCAAGATTTTCTTTAAATCCAAAGTCAACAAAAGCGAATTGCATGTAAAATCGCGACTGAACATTTCGCGCTGCATATCGCTGGGCTCTCTAATTCCCATCTGATTTAAGATGTGATCTATGTTAGGAACCATAAAATTAGATGAGAAGTCTACTTTTAACTTACCTACAAAGATGGTGCTATGACCATCTTCCATAGCTTTTCTGGTAACGTTGTAACGTTTTCTAAACTTGATATAAAACTCTTGCGAAAGATAATCAACTGTTTTATCACCCGTTGTAATATCTAAATCAGCGATATTTTCCAAATGGCCCATAAACTTATCTCTGGGCGTACCTCCGCAAATAAAAGCTGGTGAGGCTCCTATTTCTTCTTGTACTGTCTTCATTTCTTGAAGTAGTTCTCGGAGTTTCATTCATTTTCTTCGCTTAGCCTAATGGCCTTGGAGCTGGACCGACTGCTGGTGCGGCAGGAGGTGGTGGAGCGGCAGGTGCGCCTAACTCACCCATTTCGACTACTGGAGTCTCTTTCTTTGGGGCGGTTAATTCGGCAGCTTCTTGCTCTTTTCTCATTTGCTTGCGTTGCTTTTCTTTATCTTGCTCGCTTTGTAGTTTGCCTTTGATGCCAGCAAGTTCTGGATTCTCTGGCTCTGGAGCGGTTGGTGCAGCTTCCTGGCTAGCCATAGCTCCACGTAGTTTGGACAAAATGTCATCTATACGAGTTGAAATATAGTTGTTAGCTTCCAGTGCTTTGTTCTGAGCTTCAGAAAGTGAAGGGAAGAAAGAAGCTAAGCCTTTGCTATCTAAAGCCATATCAACCCAACCTAGTCTCCTTGGTTGTTCTCTAGTCTTGTATGACTTGGAAATATCTTCTAGTTCGGATACGATATCAGCCAAAGTAACATCAGCAAAGGTGCCATTTATTTTAGCGCTGAATCCGCCTGGAGCAGTTACCGGGATATCATCCTCGGTTACTTCCAATGGTTCTTCAGCCGCTGGTTTAGCTGGCTTATCTGCCTTTGGAGCAACTGTTGGAATGAAAGTTGGTGGGTTTCTCTCAGGAGCAGGTGAATCTGTCATTGGAACATCTTCCAAAACGGCAGGTGGTACACCTGGTGGGGCAACTGGTGGGGCAGCTTGAGCTTCAGTAACCATCGAAGTTCCTGGGTCTTCAACTTCTAAATGATCGAACACTTCTAGATCATCCTCAGCGCCCGTTTCGTCAGTCTTGTTACCTTTGTTCATATTTTCAATGAACTCTTTGATGCCTTTTGGTTGCGGATCTTCTTGTGGTATGATGGCTGGACTGGATACTGCAGTACCTGGGTCCGCCTTAGGAGCGGGGGTTAATCCCTTCATATTTGGATGATCTAATTGCTGATCTCCATCAACTGGAGTTTGGACATTTGGAGTTCCTGGAATAGTAGCCGGAAGGCCGCTCATAGTTCCAGATTGACCAGCGCCAGAAGGATCGGCTGGTGGAGTTGGTGGGATCAAACCTACATCGCCACCTTTCTTTTTACCAGTGGCTTTTTCACCGGATTGACCTGGGGATTGAGCTAATGAGTATAGCAATCCAGCAGCTTTGACAAAACCTTTACGGCTGAGAACGTTGCCTTCACGCACGATCATATCTTCATATAGTCGAGTGGAAACACTAATCTTGTTAACTAACTGAACTTTCTTTTTGAGGCTGTAAATAGCTTCCATCAAATTTTCCAACTCGTCGCCAGCGAACATTTGTCCCTCTGGAGAGCGTAGAAGCTTCTCAGCAGAATCCAAACGTCCGATAATCTTTTGACGTTGCTTTTCAATGGTCTGTTTCTTTTCCTCTAGTTTGTTAGCCTCTTCACGAGCATCATTGACAGATTGAGCATCTGTTAATGGTTGAGGCTCTGGTTTTGGATCTGGCTTGATATGTAAAAAGTAACCTGGTTGTCCATTTTCATACCAGACTTGTGCGGTTTTGTATTTCATATGAGCCCCTTCGTCATAGAATTTTAGCCAATTCAAAAAGTCGTATACTTCCATTTTAGGCCAACCAGAAGTTGCTTGACGAATAGCATCTTTATATTGAAAGCCGGCCTTCTGCTTATAATGAACATCTTTCAGAGCGAACATCCATTTCTTCATATCATGACGGCTAGGTATGAACATATACTGATCGACGTTTGGATAAGCCTTTTTGTCAGTGATGAAAGAAATCAATTCCGGATTAAACTTACTATAATCGATGCCATATAAATCAAACGACTCCATAAGCTTTTGTATTTTGGCTTGCAACTCGGGATCGTTTAATTTTTTCAAGTCGCGAATTTCGCTTTCCAGCTTAGAAGCTTCCTGTTCATAAGGGTTGACCTTTTCCAGTTTTTT